GGAGCTGCACTGCGTGCAACCCTGCCGGCTTTCGCCGGACAGGAGCTCCACACAGCCCCCCCACGGGCACCTGCCCGCCCCATGGCTCTTTTAGGCCATGGACCAACGGCGTTTTAGTACGACGGCGCCGTGCCGCGCGGTTTGCTCAAGATGTAGAGCCCCTTGCGGGGATGCATCCAGAGGAGCCAAACCGAACTCCGAGGGTTTCCCCTCGAGGTTCAATAAGCTCTTCTGCAGAGCGGGGTAACCTTCTATATGGTCACTGCTATAGACTGGACTTGCACTCCAACCCCTAACTTCTAGGGTTTGAGTGTCATAGTTCCACCTTTCGGCAGTCCTATATCCCAGATAGGATACCCTTCCAAGGATCGCGCTTGTACTTGATACATAAGGCAAAGGCCCCAGTATCTGCTCACATTTGCAATACATGAGCTGAGCTGTGTGCCAGTAACCCCTCTTATAGAGGAGGTTGGCGGTCGCAACCCAAGATACAAGCTTCGAAGCTTGTCGCTTATTCTCAGGACGCGTTTCACGAAGGTAAGTTGGTGTAACTAACTTACCGTCGTATGCGTCAACGCCACAGGATTCCCTGAATTTGCCACTCAGGAAGGTCTTTGTAGCGTTCACCTTGCAATTGTACTTTTGCAGGTATTCGAGAATAACATCCGCATCATCTGTGGGGCACAGAATATCGTCCCCATAGACGAACACCCTACGACTAACCTTAAAACAATTAGCGTAGGTTACAGGGAGGTTTCGCTTTTTCAATAGGGCCGCTACACATATAGTGTAGAAGTACATCGACTCTACTGGAAAGCAAAGAGCACTGCCCATCGATGCAAATTTACTTAATGGAACAATCGTTCCATCAGGCATCTCTGCTCGGCTCGAACGACATGCGTCGATCGCATCCATAAAGTCTGGATTTGAACGAAACATTTCAAGTGCCAGATCACGCGGAACGCGATCACTAGCATCGGAAAGATCGATCGTTGCTAAACGACCTGTCTTCGAAGCACTCATAGCCAGCCTTTGGTTCACAGATTGATCGTCAAAATTGACGTGTCTTTTGGTGAGTTCAAAGGTTCCAATCGCGCTCGTAAGAGCACGAAGAACAGCCTGTTGTGCATATTGCATGCAAACAGGCTCTATAGCTATGATTCGGGGAGCTTTCAACGTTTTCGGAACAGGAGTAACCCGAACGGGTTTCTCCTCTTCTGGTTTAACGAACGTAACTATCTCGACATCCATTTCTCCCATAGCGCTATAAACATAAGCATTATGGATGAATGGAAAATAAGGTTCGAGACGCTCGTGCCAAAACCGCCAAGCGTACTTCTGATTACCAGAAATTCGCTCGGCAGTAGCACCGGGACCGTGTTTTGGGACCAGCAAATCAAGGCGTAAACGCCCCAACATGCGGTTCCACAACACAAAAGATACATCGCGAAATTCGGCGATGTCTTCTGGCGGTGCAGAAAACGATTGTAAAGCCTGCTCAGTTGCGATGAAATTCGCGAGAGTAGCGTTGACCCTTTGAGGGGTACAAGGCAGCTCCAGTTTCTTGAAGGTAAGACAGATTTGTCTAACTCCTTCAACGATAACGGGGGCCTCGCTCGCGAATTGCGAGTTCGTGTCATCGTAAATCCTCCCTGTCTCTCGGTCAAACAGAAGACCGATCATACCTCGCAAAAATGCGGGGATTGATCCATGTTTCCGAAAACCTTGGAAATATGTTGGGTCTATATAGCCTAGCTTCAGAGAGCTTTCAAAGTCTCTACAAAAGTTAGGTAGGGTTATCGTCAAAAATGAGATACCCTCTGTTTGAACCCTGGATCTAATAGTTCTGAGATCCAGTAAATCAGAGACATCAGCGGAGCACTTAGCACAAGCATCTATATAGATGCATTGTACCACTTCTAGGTAATCACTTACGTTGCTTTTCAAGTCGCCTCCAATTCTGGGGGTCAACTTCAAGCCACGTATCTGACCATTGCTGATGCCCGAAAGGCACCAGCAACTCGTCCCAAAATCAGCCTTCACTCTTCTGCCAATCAAGGAGAAGAAGCTAGGGCTGACCCCAGGACGATAGTTGATACCTAGCTACTTTAATTCAGGTTGGTTACCTTCCAGTTTTCTTGATACTGGAAGACGGGTT